ACACCAACCGCACCAATCCCCGCAGCACCAAAGCGCAACTTTGGTATGCCAACCGCAGGCGAATATATGGCTGCGTACCATATTGGCGGCGAAACATGGCAGCGTGTAAACGCAGCGGCAACTGAGGCAATGAAGTCACGCCAGACTGCACTGCAAGCAGCTGCAGGTGACGTACTCACTACAGATACGCCCGGTCTTTTGCCAGTGCCAGTTCTTGGCCCAGTATTTGACGACCTAAACTATATTCGCCCAGTAGTTGCAGCCGTTGGCGCTCGCGCAATGCCAGACGGGGGACAGTCCAAGACTTGGATACGCCCAACATGGACAACACACACAAGCGTTGGTGCACAGTCACCAGAACTTAGCGGTGTATCCGCAACCACACCAATCATTGCTAGCAATGTAGTCACAAAGACCACACTTGCTGGACAGGTCACTCTTTCAGTGCAAGACATTGACTTCACTAGCCCTGCAGCGTTGGAAATTATCCTTCGCGACTTGGCTGGGCAGTACATGTTGCAATCCGACAACGTGGCAGCAGACGCCTTGCGCGCGGGTGCCTCAGCATCGGGTTCTACTTGGACAATTACCGCTAACGACCCAACCAGCCTCATCGCCGCTATTTATGACGCAGCTACAGACATTCTTGACGCAAGCAACTTTTTGCCTGATCATATCTTTGTAAGCCCCGGAGTTTGGAAGGCTCTCGGTAGCCAGTTAGACGCAGACAAGCGCCCAATTTTCCCATACACAGGCGCAGCAGGGCTTATGGGTATTAACGGCGTAGGCAGTGCAAACGTGACGCAAATGAACACCTTTAACCCATTGGGCCTCAACCTCGTTGTAGACCGCACTTTCAACGGTGACACAATGATTGTCGCCCGAGCATCGGCGTTTGAGTTCTACGAGCAAGTGCGCGGAATTATGTCGGTAGAAGTACCTGCAACCTTGGGCCGCACGTTCTCCTACTACGGTTACGTATCTACTTTCGTAGCAGACGCAGACCAAATTAAGTCAATCGCAATCGCCTAATTCCGAAAGGCGGTACCGTCATGGCGGTATTTAACATTGTTTCGCGTATGCGTTTGGACGACTACTCGGTTGTCCAGACGCTTACGAACACCGACATAACCCCCGGTCAAAGCATTACTATCGCTGGGCTTGGTGACGGTTTCGATGGCACTTTTCTAGTGTTGGCTTGCCCACAATACGAGTACGTAGGGGTAGAGACAGACGGCTCGCTTATCTTTGATGAGACGGTGCCACGGCCTAACCAGTTGTTGTTTGTTGATGTTGGCGCGGACTTTGAGTACGAGGCCGAGTTGCTGGGCACTGTCACTTGGACATTGACGTGCACTTGGATTACGAACACACAGATTAGTAACTACCTAGACATTCCTCTAACAAGCATTAACGCCGCTGCCTTGTTGGTGCAGTGCGCCGCAGCTGCTAACGCTTTTGCGTATCGTAGGCGTTACGAGGCTGGTTACCTGCAGGACAGTCTTACGACTAGCCCCGGCGGGGACGTGACGCTGGGGACGATTATGATTGGCGCTGCCTACTTCCGCCAGCAAGGCTCGTACACGGCACTGGCATCGTTTGACGGTATGGGTAGCCCACCCGCTAACGGCATTACGCCTATGGTGTTGCAACTATTGGGCATTAACCGCCCGCAGGTTGCCTAATGGCCTTACCATACAACGACCTCTTTAACGAGGCTTTAGACGACCTCTCAGCCACGCTCAAGACCATTACAGGCTTGCCAGTGGCAATAGATCCTCGCCAGATAACCACGTCTTGTGTGTTTATTGACGCGCCATCTTTTGACGCGTGGAACTACAACATCGTCCGTATGGATTTCCCCGTAAAAATAATCGGCTCGGGCCCCGGCAACCTCGATGCCTTGCGTGATCTATTGCAGATTGCGTCCAAGCTGCTCGCCAAGAATGTCGCCGTGAAGTCGGGCAACCCTACAGTGGTGTCTATTGGTGGCGCAGACTATCCCGCTTATGACATTGTTATTTCTGTCCAAGCCCAAACAGCGTAAGGAAACTATGTACAAGATTGTTAGCCCCCGCATCGGAACCCCCGGCGATGAGTTTGTGCCCGTTGCGGGCGTAAACCTAGACGCGCTTATCGCTGGCGGTTTTATTATCGAAGTCGGAAAACCCAAAAAACCGAAGCAGGAAACTGCTAATATCCAAGACAACAAGGAGTCATAATGGCAACAAGCACCTACCTCTCAAACCCAGTCGTCACAGTTAATAGTGTGGACTTGACCAACCAGTGCACCGCAGCAACCGTTACGCACCGATTTGACCAGTTGGAGTCCACCGCTTTTGGTGACACTGATCGCAAGTATGTCAAGGGCTTAGGCAACCACGAGGTAACGCTTTCCCTTTACAACTCTTATGCAGCCACCGAGACTTACGCAACATTGCAAGCACTTGTCGGTACGACCACCACAGTGCGCGTACAGCCAACAAGCGGTGCAGACTCAGCGACTAACCCCGGCTTTATTCTTACTGGCGCGTTTCTTGCAGAAATGCCAGTCGTGAACGCCACTATGGGCGAACTCTCAACCGTAGACGTGACCTTCGTAGGTGGCGTGTACACAGTAGACACAACCGCACCGTAACACGCTCATACTCTGAGCCCGACTAAGGAGACAACATGAAACTAACCCTCGCAGTAGACCTAGGGGACGGCCCCGTACAGGTGGCAACCAACCTCTTTGTGATTGTGCAGTACGAACGCAAATACAAGCGCAAAGCATCCGAAATGGCATCCAGTATTGGCTATGAGGATTTGCTATTTCTTGCGTATGAGTCCTGCAAGGTTCACGGCGTCACAGTGCCCGTAGTCTTTGACGACTTCATTAAACGCGCCGTGTCCATTGAGGTAGTAGAACAAGAGGCAGACGAAAACCCTACCCAAGGGCCACTTACCGATACGCATTAGCAGCTCTGCTACTTCGCACAGGGTATTGGCCCAATGGGATAGACTTCGACATTAAAGACCTGCATACGGTTGATGCGATAGTCAAGGAACAAAACAAAAATGCCCGTTAGCGCAAAAGTAGAGATTGTCGGCGCTAAGGATGCTATTCGTTCTCTAAACAAGATTGAGCCGGGCTTGCGTAAAGAGTTTGCAGCCGAGGCGACCCGTATTGCTCAGCCCGCCATTGTTGAGGCTCAAGGCACATATCAGCGTATTGGGATGCCGTTGTCCGGTATGTCTCGCAACTGGACAGCAGGCAACCGCAAAATATTCCCGTATGACGTGGCTAAAGCGGTTCGTGGCGTAAAGGTCAAACTGCAAGGTGACCGCCGTGTCACCTCAGTAATTCTTATTGAGCAGCGAGACGTGGCGACAGCTGTGTGGGAAACCGCAGGACGCGCCAACCCTAACCGTTTAGGCGATCAGTTAGGGCAGTTGTCACCGGGGCGTTCTCGCGTTTTAGGGCCTGCATTGTTCCGTAGGCGTGCCGAGGTGCAGGGCGAAATGGAACAGGCGATGCTTAACGTGGTGCGCCGTGTAGAAAAGGAACTTAAATAATGGCTTTATCTATTCCAATTATTACCGAGTACGTTGGTACTGGGCTAGACAAGTTTAAAAAGGAACTGTCGCAGGCTGAGACTAATTCTGCTAAGGCAGGATTGCTTATGAAGAAAGCCTTTTTGCCTGCTACGGCTGCGGTGGGCGCTTTGGGCGCTGCACTTTTTGACGCCGCTAAAGGCGCTATCGCCGATGAGGCCGCCAGTGCAGAACTAGCCAGATCGTTAAAACAAACCACAGGCGCAACCGATGCAGTTATTGAGTCCACGGAAAACTGGATAACCCAACAAGGCAAACTTTTAGGCATTGCCGACGATGAACTACGACCCGTTCTCAGCAAACTTGCGCGCGCTACTGGCGACGTGACCAGAGCACAGGAATTAGCCACACAGGCGATGGACATTGCAGCCGCAACAGGCAAACCGTTGTCCAGCGTCACAGATGCCCTTACAAAGGCTTTAGGTGGCAACATGACCGCGCTTGGGAAACTAGCGCCAGAGTTCCGCGAGATGGTCAGAGAAGGCGCATCATTCGATGACATCATGGCTGAAATGGCGCTCACAATGGGCGGTGCAGCCACCACAGCTGCGGACACTGCCGAAGGGCAATTTAAGCGTTTAGGCATTGCGCTAAGCGAGACTAAAGAGTCTATTGGTGCTGCACTTTTACCTGCAATTGAGGCGGTGTTACCATTTCTGCAAAAGTTTGCGCAATGGGCGCAAGACAACCCCAACACGTTCTTAATCATTGCGGGCGCACTTGGCGCTATTGCGCTGTCCATTATGGCTATAAACGTGGCTATGGCACTTAACCCGATAAGCCTTATCGCTATTGGAATTATTGCGCTTATTGCTGGATTGGCGATTGCCTATAAAAAGTTTGAGGGTTTCCGCAACATTGTGGACGCAGTGTTCGGCGGTATCAAATGGTGGATTAACAACGTCACTATCCCTAGTTTTAAGTTAATGATTGACGTGGTGAAAGCAATATTTAACGGCATCGCTAAAGCGTGGAATAACACAGTAGGCAAACTGTCCTTTAAGGTGCCTGGCTGGGTTCCCGGTCTTGGCGGTAAAGGCTTCGACATGCCCGACATTCCGATGTTGGCTGCTGGTGGCATTGTCACTGGGCCCACTCTGGCGATGATTGGTGAGGCTGGGCCTGAGGCTGTTATCCCGCTTGATCGTATGGGGTCTATGGGCGGTGGCAATGTCACTATTAACGTGAACGGTGGCGACCCTAACGCCGTGGTAGACGCGCTACGCCGATATATGCAACTCAACGGCTCTGTACCTATCCGAGTTTCCTAATGTCGTACACAGCGCCAACGGTTAATTACTCTGCGACCCTGAACGGCACCTATACGTCTTTGACGGGTATCCAGTCGGTGTCTGTTAACCGTGGACGCCAACGCTTCCAAGACAACTTCCCACAGACAAGCTGCGTCATTGAGTTAATACCCGCTAACTCTTACACGCTTGCCCCTGCGGTAGGGCAGTTTATTGACGTGCGAGACACTAATAGTGCTAGTTCCCCATGTTATTTTGCTGGTCAAATTACAGACGTGTCGCGCAAATTTGACATGCCCTATAACTCGGGAACTGGTGCAGCGCCCGGAGACCGAATAACTATTACAGCGACAGGGGCAGTTGGCGCAATTGGCGCAAACTCTATCAATCAAGGATTTTTCCCAAACACAGCCATTTTCACTGCTGCGGCGGTGTCTTTTTATGCAGGTGTAGACGCGTTTAGATCATCAATTAGCACGCTTAGTAACCCTTTGATTTCGTTTAGCGGCGGTGCGCTGGATTTAATTAATGGCCTTTTGCGCACTGGTCAAATCTTTATAGACGATTTAGACACGAAAAGACTTAGAACTCCTAGCTCTTTTGATTTTTATGTTCAGTTGTTTAGTCCCGGGCTTGGGGCTTACAACTACGTTTTTTCCGATGCTGGCACCCTCGGGGCTTTCAAGTTTGCAGCCTTGGAGTATTTAAGTTCAGTGCAAAACGTTTTTACCGAAGTTGAGGTCACTGCGCCCGGTATAGCGACACAAACAGCGTCGGTTGGTTCTCGTCCGTATAACACTTTGGTTTATAACACTTTTACTAACTCAACTGCTGCTTCTCTTGACTTGGCTAACTATGTTTTGGCAATTCAAAACGAGGTAGATATCACTCCGTTTTCTGTAAGCACCGACACGTTGCTGTCCCCAACTTGTACCACGATGGGCCTTATTAACGTCATTGACGTTGCTGGCCCTACAATCACAAATCCGGGTGCAAACCTTGGTTCTTCAGTTACTGTTGAGTTTCGTGGCACGACAGTTGAGGCACAAATACAAGGTATAAACACGAGCTTTTACCCTGAAAAAGCGCGTGTGCAGTTGTACTTGTCTCCTTCGTTGGGGGCACCGTTCACGCTGGATAGTGCAACTTTCGGCGTGTTAGATCAAAATAAGTTAGGATTGTAACTATGCCAGTACCAGATTTTTCGCCCGGTGAGGTTTTGACCGCTGCCGCTATGGACTCAATAGGTCTATGGAAAGTAGCCGAAGGCACGTTGTCAAGCACTGCGACAAACTTTGCAGGATGCTTCACAAGTGACTACTCGAACTATCGCATTGTGGTAGACCAAATAAGCCTTAGCGCGTCTGGTGAGATTTTTTGGCGTATCTTGACAGGCACAACACCCGAAACAGGAAACAACTACCGTTTCGCCTATTTGGGGTACACGACAGCCGCCGCCACAGCAAACCTAAACAACAACGGCACAAGCCTCGCTGCAACAGGTTTCAGCACTTCAGCAGGTGTGGACGGTATTATTGTCGGTTCTTTTACAATGGACGTTTTCGGGCCTCAAATTGCACAGCGAACATTTGTACAGAACCACGCTATGGCTTTCCCTAACGGTAACGCTATGAGAATAGGTGGCAGTTTGCATAACCTAACTACGGCGTATACCGGCATACAGTTTTTAACTAATAGTGCTGTGACAATGACTGGAAACGTTGAGATTTACGGGTACAGGAAATAGCGATGAAACCACAAATAACAACGCATTACGCAGATGGCAGACCTAGCGAGATTAGGGATATGACAGACGAAGAAATAGCATTATTGCCAGAGCCATTAACGACAGTGGAACTAGAAAATGAAACGCCTAGCCCTGATTAGCCTTCTCACTGTCACACTGACCGCCTGCGCTGATCGCACCCGCGAGAACTGTGACACCACCAAAGCAGACGGCCTACTAGAAAGAAGATGCCAATGAAACCCGAAAACCGCTTATCCAATGAGGAAATAAAAGCCCGCCTAATTCTCATCGTGGGCATCGCACTCTCGTTCTCATTCGTAGCCGCCATAGTCTCGCTGATTTACGGTTTGCTATTCGTGGTGCAACCAGTCGAGCAGGCACCCAATGACGCTGAGGCGTGGGCAGTTTTGTCCCCGATGCTTATGACTCTTGCTGGTGGTCTTATTGGTTTGCTGGCTGGCAACGGATTGAAAGACAAGCCGAAAGACCCGCCAAGTGCCCCGTAAATACACAGGCAACACAGACGGCAACTTTGGTTCGGTACGCCCCGGCACCACACTGCTGCTCAAGTTGTGCGGTAAATGGTTCGGCGCAACCAACCTTGGCACCTACTCCAACCGCCGTATGAACAA